CCGCACATCGCAAATAGCTCGCTGCACCACCAAGAATCATCCTCGCGCCAGGCACGGCCGAAGACGAAGGTCGCGAGCAGTCCATGCGTATCGTACGGCTTGCCAAGCTGCGCATCGGAGAATGACCAAAAGCCTTGATATTCTTCCTGCGTGACCTTGGCTGAATAGCGCGTGCACTTTGCCCATTTCTCATAATTCTGCGGGCGATCCTGCACGCCTGCAGGAATCGGCTCCGCATTCGGCACGCCCATTGGGGTGATCACATCGCTGCGCGCGCCGCGCAAAAGGCCCTTGGGCGTCAGCACATCAATGTGCGAATAATATCCCGCACCGAAATACCCGATGGTGCGGGATGAGAGTTGCAGACCGCGAACCAGCTGGCAGGTAACGAATAGATCGGGCGGCTTTCCGTTACCATTTTTTGTTGCTGGTTTTTTGATCACGATTATTCCCCTGATGCTGCCGCGTCCGCTCCCGGCTCCGCCGTTGCAGTTTGCGCACCCTCATCAGAAGGCACACCTTCCGGCTGATCTGCAGCAGGCGGAGTCGGGGCTGCGGGTTCCTTTTCGTTTTCTGCAAACGCCAGATCAATCGCGGCGTGCACGCGCTCGAGATGTTCCTGCGGCAACTGCGCATCCTGGGGATGACCGACGACATGAAGCTCAGCCAGCATGCTTTGCAGCGCGCCGACCAACTGGATGATCTGCAGCGCCGTCATGCTGCTGCCGCTGGCTGGGTCGCCGGCGTTCCGTATTTGGTGACATATGCCTGCGCAGTGGTGGTTGCCGTCTGCAGGATCGAGTCGAAGATCACGGTGTTGGCCTGGCCGACCAACGTCGATCCCGCCACGCTGGTCAGCAGCGCGATCTGATTCGCGAGGCCGCCGAACAGGCTTTGAAGCGCTAGGGATTCGCCGGGCGTCAGCGATGTCGTATTGAACGCCGCCTGCAGCGCGGGCAAGCCTGCGGCATTGCCGGTGTTGATCTGCGTCAGCGCGGTATTGATCGCGATTAGCTCATTCGCGCGGGCGAGCATTTTGCTGCCGTCGCCATTGGTGCCGGCTTCGATGATCTTGCCGGTGAGGATCGAAATCAGCGGGGCAATTAAAAGCGATGCGTTAAGGCTCATGGTGCTGTTACTCCTGTCTGTGGGATGGGCAAAGGGGGGGCTGGGGGCGTGCTGATCGTCGTGCTGCTAGAAGTCTCGACCTTTTTCGTGACGATTTTGCTTGGATCATCGGGCACCACGGTATCCGATGAGGGCGTATGGCGCAAAGCGAAGAAGAAGCCTATCGCCGTGCCGGTCAGGGCCAGCACGCCGGTAATCACCTGGACCATCAGATTGATGATCGCCTCGTTGATCGAAACCTTGGGCATCAGCAGCAGGCCCATCACGCCGAACACCAGGACGATCAGCGTGGCGATCAGGACATAGGCCAGCTTCGCCTGAGTCTTCGCACGGAACATGTCCAAATCGTTCATCCGTTCCTGACCATTTCGCCTAATCGCTGTGCCCGGGCGCCGACTTGGGCTGCCCAGGGCTGGCTGCTTTCCAGATTGTCCGCAGCCGCAGCGTAGTCGCCCGCCTGCATTTGTGCAATGAAATTAGGCCAGGCGCGCAAAAAGCCGGCGGCATTCCCTTCGTCCATATTGAAGTAAAGCGAATACATCACCACTTGCCGGGCGGTCGAAAGGCCCGCGATCCAAGGCAGCGCAGCGCCCAAATCCGCTTCGCATTCGACCGCATCGCTTTGGAAAAGGAAATCAATTTCTGCGCCGCTCAATCCTCGGGAGGCCAGATTGCGGCCAATGGCGATCGACGGGTTCCCCAGCACCATGGATCCTTTGCGGATCGGCCTGCCGGTCGCATCATCGTAAACGAACGGCTTGTCGCCCTCGTCCAGCGTGAGCTCGGATTTAAGTGCGGCGACGACGTCGGGCGTCATCGATCCAGCACGCGATCAAGCCGCTCGGTCAGCGCTTCGAATCGATCTGTATTCTCAGCATGCATCCAGCGCCGCTCTTCGGTCATCTGCTCAAGCTGCCCATCCAGATAGTCCTTCGTCACAAGATCCTTGTGCGCGGCTTCTAGAACTTTCATTCGATTCGATAGATTTCGGAATAAGATCCCTCCTAGAGCTGCTACCAGCGCCATCGCCGCGTTCGCGATCAGCTGCCACGCGGAAGGCTCTGGCGGGACTACGGGCGATGGCATGTCAGTTGATCGACACGAAATAGTTCTGGCCGTTCACCAGAAGCGCAACATTGGGGCTGGGCGTGAACCATTGCCATTCATTGCCGCCGGAAAAGGTGGCGCTGGCCGATGTATAGGAATTAGATCCGACGGTCAGCGTGGTGAAGTAGTTTTGGCTGAAGCCGCCGCTCAGCTTGAAGGTCAGCGATCCATTGCCTGCGGCCACAGTGCCGGCGGTATAGATCGCAGTGCAAGTCGCATTCAGCGCGCCCGTAAATGCCGTGGGCGTCAGCGTGCCCAGCGATCCTAAGATATAGCCTGTCTGCCCGCCCGGGCCGGTCACATTGATCGCATTCAGCAGGATGCCGGCCGTATAGAACTGCTCCCAGGTTCCCGCCACATTGACCCATCCGGATTTCAAGGGCTGCCAGACGCCGCCGACGTTCACATAAGGCGATTTGATTGGATTCCAGACGCCGCCGACATTGACTGCGAATTCCATGATGGATCAATAGATCAGGAAAATGTCGCCGGGATTGCCGCCCGCAGGGCTGCCGCCGGCCTGGATGGTCACCAGCGCGCTGCCGCCGGATGCCGTGTGGTAGTACGGCACCAGCTTGGTATTCAGCGCGGTCGAAGTGATATACGCCGACAGCGTGGTGGCTAGCAGCGAATTTGAAACGTACGTGGAAGCCGCAGTGCTGCTCAGCAGATAGGACGCCAAGGTGGTCGTCAGGGCGCCGTTGGAAACATATGTCGATGCTGCGGTGCTGGAAAGAAGATACGGCGCCAGATCAGTCGCGAGCGCCGCGCTGGTGACGTAGCTCGCAAGCTGCGAGGCTAAGGAAGCGGTGGTCACATATCCTGAAAGCGTGGTGGCCAGCGACGCGGAAGTCACATAGCTCGCGAGCGTCGCCGCCAAGCTCGCGTTGCTGACGAAATTCCCGGCCTGCGAATAGATATTGGTGCCATCGCCCTGGATGCTGGAAGCGGTTGCCCAGCCGCCCTGGGCGACGACCACGCCGGTGCCGCCGCTGGTCTTGCACGTGATCGAAAAGCTGCCGGTGGTTTCATTCACCACAATCCAGCCGTATGCCAGCGCTGGGAAAATCAAATTGATGTTCGCGGTCAGCGCGCCGGTCAGGATTAGGATCTGCTTCCCATACTGCGTGGCTGTCAGCGTGACATTCGATCCTGCCAGGCCGGTGACCGTGCCTAAGCCATACTGCAGCATCGGAACCCAGCCGGCGCCGCCGGTATCAGGATTCGTGGTGTTGTTCGCCGATTGATTAAGCCAATAGCCGGTGTTGTCTGCGGAAAGAAGCACCGCCCCGATATTGTAGCCGCTGATCGCCGTGCTGATGGTCGAGTTGTATTGATAACCGGCGCCCGATTGCAGATACGCGATGTGCGCCGACAGCATCTTCAGGATACCGTTCATATCGCCAACGGATGGAGGTATGCCGCCCGATCCCAAGGGCGTGGCGGTTAAGGGCGGAAAGCCATCGGTGAAGGATGCGGCGCCAGGCGTGATGCCGATCTGCGAAGGCACCGGAATCGTGTTCGCGGTGCCTGAAGTGGCGAAGGCTTCTGTGACTTGCGGTGGTGTTGCGACGCCCATTTAGAGGATCACCTGTGATGGATTATAAAACGTTCCCTGACCGAAGGGCTCCAGCCCGGATCCGTTAAATCCGAAGGTGCTGCCGCTGATCACGCCCTGCACGATCGTCACCTGCACGCCGGTCGGATGCGGAAGCGCGCCCGACTGCTGAAGGATAGCCAATTCGACCGGCAATAGCACGAACTCGAATGTGTAGGTCATTTCCATCAGGCCCAAATCGGTGCAATAGCAGCGGCCGCGGCCTGCGAAAAGATTTGAGACCAGCTGATTTAAGGAAGGGATCGACATGTTGCTGATGTTCGCCAGTGCTTTGGTTAGCAGCAGCGTTCGGAAAGTCGAATCCGGCAGCGACGTGATTGTGGTCTCGCCTAAGAATTGTAAAAATACGCCGCTGCCAAACGGCTGCATGCTGCCCGATTGATCGAAGCCGAAGAAAGGGCCGGTGGCCGGGATCTGCAGGATGCGCGTCACGCCCAGGATCTGGCCCCATATATCCAAGCCAAAGCCCGTCGCCGTCATGATGTTCCAGACGTTGTTGTAGAACAGCGTCAGGTTTGCCGCAGGATCGATATTCGCATTCATGTTCGCGATCAGCTGCAGCAGCACGGGCGAATTGGCGTATTGGCTCGCCAGGGTCGCTTCCAGATTCGCGCTTTGCATTACGGCGAGACGGTGATATTGGCCGCGATCGTCACCGGCATCTGATCGATGCCCATCTGCAGCGACGAAGACGCCGGGCTCGAGGTGAAGCCGATCACGATCGAGGTCAGCTGATAGATCGCGCCCAGCGCCAGCACCGCGCCGTAGTAGTTGGCCGCCAGGATCTGCGATCCGATACGCGCCCGCGCGTTGCCGGTCTGCCCTAGGAATTGCGCAATGATCGCATTTTGGATCAGCGTCTTGTAATTGCCTGGGAGTCCTGAATTGCTGGCCAGCGTCGCGGCGAAATAGATGTTGGTGTTGGTCGGCGTGTTGTACTTGATCGTATAGGAAGGCTGCGGCAGCGAATAGTTGGTGTCGGTTACCGTGGTGGAAGTATTGCCATCCGTGTTGCAGCCCGGGCTTTTCTTGGTCCAAATTGCTTGCGCAATTTGGGATTGCGTGCCGCCGACCACCGCCACATAGATCGAATTCGCCGCCACGGAATACGAAGTAGAATTCGGATTGCCGCCGATCGCGCCGGTGATTGCGGAGGTGGTGGCATTCTCGACCGCGAAGACATCCACGATCCCGGGCAGCGCGAAGACCGCGCCATAGACCGATTGCAGCGCGCCGTTGGAATTTGCCGCAATCGTCTGCTCGCGCCTGAATTCGAAGGCTGCGGGCGTTTCAACATTCGCGCCCAGGACGCCGGCACCGGCATTGTTGACCGTGTCCCAGCCAGGGATGGATTGATAGATCGTGGTCAAGGTGTTCGCGGGACACGCGATCGGCCCTAAGACGACGTTCTGGAATTGTGCGCTGACCGATCCGCCGATCGGGATGATCTGCGCGCCGGTGCAGACGTATAGATTGCCGCTGGTGTCCGCCGCCTGGGCGCCGACCGGGATCACGGTGCCGGGCAGCCCGATGCAGGTCGCGGTGACCGTGGTCGGCAGCCCGGGATTGCGCGTCAGGAAGTAAAGCCGGCCGATCGCATCCTGCATGAAGCCGCTGCTGGTGGCGGGATTTACGCCGTTGACGATATTGGCGATCGACGCATTCGCGTTCGCGATGATCGCCGCTTCGGATGTGGCCCACTGCCCCTGGGGCGTATTCAGAGCCGGATTCAAATTGCCGCCGAAGGCAGCATTTAGATCCTGCTGACAGCCGGTTAAGATCGCCGGCTCCGTAGGAAGCACCAGCCCGGTCGGATTCCATTGAATTTGCGGGACTGCGGTCATAGGGCTACCGATTGGGTGACGTTGGCCGAGTCGGTGAACTGCACGTAGCCTTGCACCGTCCTAGCGTTGATCGATTCTATAACGCACTGGGCGCTGATCACACTGGGAACTGTGAGCGCCGCGTCTTGCAGATAGCCCTGGAAGATAGACAGCGGTGGCGTATGTCCCAGGATCTGCGCGAAGTAAGGAATCCCCAGCGCCTGATTGTAATAACAATCGGCGAGGAATGTTTTGATCGCTGAGGCCACATCCTGCGCGACGGCATAGGGCGGCGCAGCTAAGGCGATGTTGCCGCTGGCATCGGGGAATAGATCCCAGTTCGAAAGGTCCAGGCACAGCGTTGAGAATGGCGCGCTCATACGGTCGGCGGCCCGGTATCGCCACTGCCGGTCTGCACGCCGGAATGAATATGAGTATGCAAGTTGGTGGTTCCGTTTGCGGTCACTTCGCCCTGCGCGACTATCTTGCCAGAATTATCCTGCTCCGGGCTCGTCACAGTCAGCTTGGTGCTGGCCGCGATTGTCACATTCGGCGCGCTTAGCGTGATCTGATTTGGGCTTACGATATTCACGCCGCCCGTGCCCGCTGCGAATTGCACATACTGCGTCGGCACCGCATTCAAAAAGCCGCCAAGATATAGCCCATCGGCCCAGTCGAACATGCGGTAGCTGCCAGGATTTTGCTGCGGCTTGGTTCCGGAAGGCGCCGATCCGCCGGCCAGCTGCTGAAGTGCAGTCTTCACCGCGCTGATGTCGCGGCTGCAAAATCCGCACATGCCCATATCGCCGGCCTGCGGATCCATGATCACGGCATTGACGCCGCCCTGGATGCGAAGATAGGGCACGTTATAGATGCTGCCGTGCGCGATCGGCGTGCGGCCGCCGGTCATCTGATTGGTCAGAACCTGAACCGTCACCATGCCGACCGGCGTGACTGTGCCGGCATTGGTGCAGCTGATCACGGTCACCATATCGATGGTGCGGATCCGCGCCAGCAAGCGCTGCACGACAAATGCCAATTCATTGAAATCGTTCGATCCGGATCCGCCGTCCTGTTGGCCGTAGTAGTTGCTCATTGCGGATAGGGATAGGCGCCCGTGGGCATCAGCTGCATGTCGGTGAACCAGGCGCCGTCGGGCTTCACGGCATCGACCAGATGCGTGCACTGCAGGATCTGCCAGGTCGCATTGGCGCGCGGAATATCGCTGCCGCTGATCGAAACCGTGCCGCCGAATTTCAGCGCCGGATTGAACTGCGAGCGCGCGAAGATCCAGCCGCGGCTGTCGATCGTGGGGTAGTCGACCAGCCCGGTCTGCGGCGTTAAAGAGACCACCGGGATATTTCGTGCCAGCCCTTTGGGCGTGATGATCAGAAGCAGCGGCGGCACGTTGCTGCCGGATGAAGCCGGGCCGTAGTCGTAATAGACGCCAAGATTCGCAGCCTGCGCCACCTGCGAAAGCTGATCCGCAGCCGTGCCTGGCAGATAGGGATTCGCCAGCGTGCCTTGCACGCCATCATTTTCGAAGGTGGCGCCCATTTGCTGCGCCAGCTGCTGGACGATACTCGAGACGGCGGTGGCGCCGGTGAAGCTGGAAGGATTCGCCAGCGCGATCGATTCGTAGCCTAAAACGCGCCCCTTCAGATGCATGGCGACATCGGGCGCCGATTGATAAAGCGGGATGGCTGCGACCAGCTGGCCGGCGAAGACCGTGGTCCAGCCGGCATCGCCGCCGGCGTTCGCTTCCACCACCATCGAATTGCGCGTAACCGCCAGCTGATGATTTTCAAAATCGGTCAGCGTATTCATATCTGCGGCCAACATGCCGAAAATCTCGACGTCCGCTTGCGGGAAGGCCGGATATTGCATCGATTGAATATTCGCCGTGGTCCGAAGGCCCGCCAGCGTCACCGTATTGCTGCCGTTGGAAAACGTGTTGCTGCCGGAAAGCACCAGCGTCACGCGCAGCTGCTTTAAGGCAAAGGAATTAGCCAAAGCTGGTCGCGGCCAGATCCGCCGCCTCAAGATAAATCAGCTGATAGCGCGGGTTGGTCCCAAAGCCGGTGTAGATCGGATTGGTGTTGCCCTGGGTGTCCAAAAATACGAAGTCACCGACGAAAGCGGTGTACTGGCAATCGGCCAGCATCCGCATCTGATTGACCGCCTGGATGCAGGTCTTGATCGTATTTCCCGATAGCAGCACGTCCATGAAAGTGGTCTGGATCAGAGAAGGCTCAGCCGGTTTCACCGGCGTCTGCGTCAGCGAATACCACTGCGCCGATCGGGGCAGCGTATAGATCGACAGCGAGACATTCTGATTGTCCAGAGTGACATTTAAGGTCTGATTCGGCACGGCGCCTAAAGGAATTTTCAGCATCAGCCGATCCCCTCGGGCTGCAGATCGCTGGCATCGATGGGATCTGCCGGCTGCGCCGTCACCGTGCCTTGGCTTTGATTCGGCTGCGCGCTGGGGCTGGCCGCATTGCTGGTGTCGGGCGTGGTCGTGGTGGTCGAATACTGCGCCCCGACCTGGATGATTAGCTGGAAGAATAGATCGACGCTGACGAAGAAGGCCTCGGCAGCGCCCTTGCGCGTGATTTCGTAGCGCGTCACATTGACGTTTTGATAGCTCTCTTCCGGCGTGATGATCGTATATAGATCCAGCGACGCGGCCACCATTTCGACCTGGGCCTGGAAAGCCTGACGGTCGGCGATAGTGCCACCCTTCACCATCCGAACAGAATATTCCGCCGGCAGCGTGACCTTGTTGTAGCTGGCAAAGCTGCCTTGCTGAACCGGGAAATTGCTGACGCGCCATTCCGCGCGCGTGCCGAATTCGCGAATGGAATCGGGCGTGATCACCTGATTGCCATTGCTATCGAAGACGCCCCAGATATTGGGGGCAGCCGAAGCGCTCGCCAGCAGATTTTGGATCGAAGCGGCGCCGATCACCACCTGCGTGACCGGCGCCAGGATCGAGCGCGCGACTTGCGGCACGCCCGGAAGATTCGGCACATTCGGGAACTGTAGGCTCACGGCACGATCCCGGTATCAGACTGCAGGATCAAATCGCGTTTCTTCATTTCGGTGATGAAATCAGAGGCCACGCCTTTGCCGTCCGTCGCCCGCGTATTGATGATGATGTCGCCCTCAAATACCACAGAACTGCCGGAAGCAAGCGAGGCGGGGCTGCGCGCGCCGGTGCGGATCGCGTTCATCTCATTGCCGATTCCGGTCACATAATCGCGCGTCGACGGCGGCACGGTGGCTTGGCCAGCCAGTGCCCTGGAGATCCGACCGCTGCCTGCGTTGTAGGCGGCTTTTGCCGCTTCTAGACTGCCCAGCTGTTGCCGCAAATCGGAAAGCGTTTTAGCTGCTTCGAAAATATCCGCCACCGGATCTTTCCCGGCATCCGGATGATATTCCGGACGCAGCTGCATCATGCCTAGTTCGCCGGCTTTCCCCTTCGCATTTGGATTGAAGCCAGATTCGCGATCGGCGATGGATTCCAAAAGCCCTGGTGGCAGATCGTACTTCGTCGCGGCCGCGCGGAAGGCATCCATATAGGGCGCGCCGGCGGTCCAGCTGAAGAATTGCTTGACGCGCGACCATAGGGATTCGGGCTGCGCGCCAAAAAAGGCATCGTGCTGCCGGAATTGCTGCAGGGCTTCCTTCGGATTGTTGAAGCTGTCGGCCAGGGCGTGCACCGCCGCGGGGCCGGCATCGCTGAAGTCGCCGCTGAGAACCTTGCGAACAGCATAGCGAAGGCTGATGACCTTGCTCAGCAATCCATCCACTCGAGTATCCAGCGTATCGAACAGAGTCTTTCCAGGATCTGAAGTATTCAGCGACGCCAGCCAATTGGCGAATTCATTACCTAAGCGCTCGACAATCGGCAGCAGCCGTTCGATCGTCGGGGTGATTTTCGTTAAGAAAACAATGCCGATTTGCTCCATCTGATCTTTGATCGCAACCCATTGCATCCGCAGATTGTCCGCAGCCTTAGCGCCAGCATCTGTAGTCTGCGCCGTCAGCCGCAGTGCTTTCCTGGCAATATCTTCGCGCTCCGCGAAGGGCCGCAGGCCATAGTTCAAGATGTCGGGGCTGATGCCGTGCGCGATCCCATACTCATAGGCCACGGATCTGGGCATCGATCGCAGCTTGGCGAAAAGCTGCTCATAGGCATCGGCCGCGCGATCGGCGCTGAAGGCGCTGTTAGCGGCGCTTATGCCCATCTTCTGGAAGAATTGCAGCAGCGGCGATGCTTCCCCCACGGTCTGCAAGCGCGTAGCGTCCTGCATCAGCTGCTGGATTGCGGCCTGGGCGCCCGCCACGCTGCCGCCGGCGAGCTCAATCTTTTTATCCCAGACGTCCAGCGCGCGGGCCGATGTGCCCAAATTTAAGGACATCCGCGACAGCGAGGCCTGCGCCTGGTTGATCTTGGCCAGGAAGTTGACTAAGCCGCTGGCGGTTTCGAATCCGATGAAGGCGACCGTGATATTGCGGGCGACGTCGACGATCGATTTGGTCATCGCCTCGCCGGATTTCTTGAATAGTTCCTGCGTCGCCTTGGTGCGCCGGGCGGCTTCGTCGGTGCCTTTTTTAAACTGCGATCCGTCCAGGCCCAGCGTGACGATCAATTGGTCAATGACGGTCGCCATCACTTCTCCGCATTCAAGATGCGATCATTGTGGGCTTCGATCAGATGGATTTCTAGCAGATCGTGCGCGTCCTTGATGCCATACACGGTCTGCAATTCGTGCAGCGTGGCCAGCTTGCTGCGCACCAGGATCCCGATTAGGGGCGATACATTTACGTAATCGGCAAGCCCGGCAACGGGTCGGCCTGCGGCTTTAACGCCGAAGTCAACTGCGCGCCGAGCCCGGAAAAACCCGTGTGAAGCTCCAGCAATTCCAAGCGCAGCTTCAGGCGCGTCGCGACCTCTTCGATCTGCGAAAGCTGCCCGGCCTGGATCGGCTGCGGCGCGTGCTTCTGATCATGCTCATAGCGGACGCATTCGAACATTTCATCCAGCAGCGGCTTTAGGATTTCGGCGCGCAGCTGATAAAGCGCCTGCACGCCCATGATGGCGAAGCCTGCCATCCCGGCAGCCTGGGCGCCTTCAGGGACTTCAGCGCCGGCGTTCGTCAAAGCAAGAAAAGCGCGCGCTGCCCACCATTCGGCTTGGTCAGCTGGCATTTCGGTAAGGATGAAAGTTTTGCCGTCGTCGCGGGATTTCGGGTCCGCGATCGTTACCCGTTTGATTCTGCGCGCCATGCGCGGAAGTCTACTACAGGGTGGTGGAAGGCACGATCGACTGCCAGGTAATTTCGAAGCTCGAGGGCTGCAGGATCTTTTTCGCACCCGGGAATTGCACCAGCCCGGTCAGCGTGCCATTCGATAGGGCGAAGCTTTTGCTGATCGAAGGATAGAGGATCACGGCGCTGGCCAGATAGATGTCCTGGGCGGCGACCTGCGCGGCCAGCCAGGCGTCGAACATGAAAAGCGACGGGCTGTCGGCTTGCAGCGCGATGATCGTCTTCGATAGGAAGGGGATGAAGGCTGCGCTGGCAATGCCGTCGACGCCTAAGACCACTTCGGCCGGCTCGACCCGTTCGGTGGCAAAGGCATCGTCCGTGGCGAATCCTTGCAGCGGGATCGGCGCGGCGAAGACCTGCGGCACCGAAATGGTGAATTGGACATTGGCAGCTGTAATCGTGGCCACGGCTTTCTCTCCTACTGCACGTAGACGCTATTGATATTGATCGTGTGCACGCCGCCGCCGTTGGTGTACCAGAGATTTACCTGCCGCGGGCCGCGATTGGCGCGCACCTGCGGCGTGGCAGGCACCACCTGCAGGTACCAGCCCTGCTGCGTCAAGGGCGTTGAAATATCCGCGCCAGCCGCCGTCGCCAGCTGTGCGACTTGTGCGGGAGACAAGGGCACGCCATTTTGGATTGTGCCGAAGTTCACCGCCGCATTGATGGGGCCGAGCATGGCGGCGCGGATCAGATTGTCGCCGCGCGGATTATTCGGCAGCGAGCGGACGGAAGTCAGCAGCGAAACGCCGGCAAGCTGCAGCGATGCATTTAGCTGGATCTGCGCGACGTATTCATCGACCCAGTCCCAGTTCCCCGAAATCCCGCCCGGATAGAGGAATTGAAATTGCGAAGCGGCGGTGGCCACCGCCGCGTAGAAGGAATAATTGTTGCCGTCCAGATTCTGCGCCTGCGTTTCGTTGGTGATCTGCGGCGTCAAAGCGCCGTTCGATTTGAAGGCGTAATCGGTGTATCCATTCAGCTGCGCGAAATTGATCGAAGCGGTGATGCCGCAGATGAAGGCCGCGACCTGGCCGCCGCTAGTGTCATAGACGGGGCAGATACCATTCATGGCAGCGACCGCCGGTCCGAAAGTGGTGGCCGGCGAAGCGCCAGCGGCAAGCGCGGCGGCATTCGAATCCTGGCAGACGTACATATATGCCTGATTCGTGGTCTGCACCCACTGCGCGAACAGCAGCTTGTTCGCCAGCGTCTGCTCGGCCACCGTCATGAAGGCGGCCCAATTCTGCGTCTGCTGCGCGACCGTGGTCATCAGCGCCGTCGGATTATTGATCGCTGCGCCCTGCGAAAGATTCGCGCCGGTGGCTGCGGTCAGCAGCAGCAGCGGCGATAGCGACGTGTCGGTCGGGAAGGCGATCGTGCTGGTGGGTCCCGTGGTCGGGCTAGTGATCACGAAGGCCTGGCGCTGCGAATCGTAAGTGCAGGTCCCATTCGCCCCCAGCGCCGTGGTGATCGTCGCCGCGGCATTCGAAAAGCTGGTCGCGGCCGAAAGATTGATCGTGCTGGTGTTGACCGCCGTGCCATTGATCAGAATCGAAATCGTGCCCGAATAGCTTTGCAGCTGCGCCAAGGTGATGCCGGAAATATTGCCGCCGCGGATATAGGCGCCCACCGCCGCGGTATTGAATTGCGCGAAGAAAAGCTGCGTCGGCAGCTGCAGGCCGCCGTTGTAGCCGCTGAAATAGATATTCGCCAGCGCCGTTTCCGGCGCATTCTGGCCGAACCAGGAGCTCACATTCGCGGCGCTGGCGAAGGGCTGAACGGTGCCGATCGGGATCGAAGGATCTGAGGTGATGAAGACGGAATTTAAGGAAAGGCCCGTGCCGCCGGCGGACAGAACGCTCGGATTCGCTTGCACCAAATAGCTGGCCGGGATGGTTGCTGTCACGGGGGGAACTCCTCATCCACATTGATCGGGACGATATTCAGTGTAGTCGCAAAGCCTAGGCCTGTCACCGTGATCGGATCGTACTGCACGGAGGCTAAAAGAATCCAGTGCTCGATGTATTGCGCTTCCGCGCTGATCAGCGGAAGCATGCGCGGCTCATCCGCATATAAAGGCGCGCACAATGGCGCCAGCGCTTGCACGGCGTAGTCATCGCGGAACAGCGTGCCCAGCATGATGGCCCAATCACTCGAGTCCGGGCCGTAAAGATCGATGCGAATTTCCAAGCGCGTCGGCTGATTCGATTGCATCGTTCCGGTCTGCAGCGGCGTCAAGAACATCCCGTCGACATCGGTGTCGATATTCGTTTCTAATCGATAGCTGCCAATCGCCGTGATCACGATGAAGCCGGGCGCCGCAGGCATCGGCACGCGATTATCTAATCCCAAGATGACTTCTATGGCAGGGCTGCCGCCGATCACGCCCTGGATGAATTGCCGCAAGGCCTGATAGATCGCCGGCAATTCCGGCGAAATGCCATTGGGAATGATTTCGAAGATCACTTCGCCGGTGATCGTGGCCAGCGCGCTGCTGATCGATAAACCGCGCGCAAAGATCGTGCCGGCGGCGATTGCCTGCAGATTCGCGGCGCCTGCGCTGGGCGCCAATCCTTTGCCACTGGCAGCCAGCGTTCCCGTGGGCGCCGCCGATCCGATCGATGCCGCTGCGCCCAGGGCGGCGAGCGCGCCTTGCCCCAGCAGCAGGGCAGCAGCAGCGGATAATGAAGCGCCTAGGGCGGAAAGGGGGCCTACGATAAAGGCGGATCCCTTGGATGCCGATGCGCCTAGGGCGGCAAGCGCGCCGCTGCCTAGAAGCTGCGCAGATCCGATCGATGCCGATTCTCCTGGGGCTTTTAAGCCCTGTGGCTGCAGGCTGGCGGATCCCGCCGAAGGGCTGGCGCTTAAGGCCCCGATCGGCGCCTGGCCAATGATCAGCACAGATCCAGCGCTAGGCGCCGCGCCATCCGCGCTGAGCGCGCCGGATCCGCCAATCGATGCCTCGCCGGTGCTTGGCGCCACGCCCTGGATCTGCATCCCGGGAACGGGCAGGAAGGCCTCGCCGCTTGAAGGCGCTGCCCCAAGCGCCGCGAGCGCCCCAGATCCCGCCAGATTGGCTTCGCCCGTGCTTGACGCCGCGCCTGGGGCCGCTAATGCGCCCGCGCCGGCCAGCAATCCTTCGCCAATGGAAGGCGATACGCCAGGCGCTGAAAGCGCACCGACGCCGGCTAGAGCCGCTTCCGCTGTGCTTGGCGATAGGCCAGCCCCGCTTATTGCTGTCGTCGATGGGGCAGATGGCGGTGATTCTGGGAAGAACGGCGGCCAAATAATCGGCGGTCCCGGCGGCAAAGAATGAACGCCTGGCGGAAATTGCGGAAGCGGCAGTGGCGGCTGCGCATTGCTAGGAAATTGATTGAAGGCGCGGATAGCGATCGTGGCGACGATCGCGCTCGATCCGCCCGTATTCGTCCATGCCGGGCCGACGGTATTCAGCGGCACTGGAGTATTCGACCAACCAATAGTAGTGCGCGAATAGCCTACCGTTTGCGTCAGCTGCAGATGCGTCGAAAAGCCTGCAGGCAGCGTGTTTGTCGACGCTGTAGTCGATCCTTCCGCTGTGATGATTAGATCGCCAGGGGAGGATGTTCTCAGCGCCGCTGTGATTGGCGACACCGTAGCGGTAAAGCTAGCCGCGCAATCTAAAAAAAACTGCGGATTTGCCCCGACTATTTCCAGCGCCCAAAGCGCAAGGCCTACAGAAGATCCAAACGTCGCCGTGATTGTCGGATTTGGTCCCAGCAGTTTGGCGCAATAGAAAATTCCTAGCAGCCCATTCGATCCGATGATCGAAGTCGCCAGACGCCATACGCTGTTGTAGTTATCCTTTATGGCCGGAGCGTTTTGCGATCCCTGCCAGATCACCACCATGCCATTGCCGGCCGCCGCAATCGTCTGCATGGGCAGAGATACGGCCGTGCCAGATATAATAAATTGCTGGCTGACGTTATAGACGTACGGTGCTATGCCGGTCGGCAAAGATCCGATTAGCGGAATGCCCGGAGGCGGAACGCCACCCGAAGCCCACGGTGGCCCCGATCCGTAAGGAGGGGCTGCCATGTATTACCTCAGTAGTTCGGGTTCCACGCTAGAAGCGCAGCGGATTGGCACACCATCGTGGCCGTGCCCAGCGATTCTGTGAAGAAGGAATCGAAGACGTTCGGCACCGTGTTATCGAAGCCGCTGGCGCCCAGACCGAAAGTGATCGGACTGGTGGTCCAAGCCGTGTTGGATGTCGGCAAGTAAACTGCGCCCGTTCCATAGACGGTTGCGGCAGTGGTAATGCCTTCAGATCGCACGATCAAATCAATATCAATCTGCCAAGGCCAGGTTGTAGCGCTCGCTGCGAGCGTGATCGCGCCTGTGGTCGCCACGATGTTGCCGCCAATGCGCAAATCCCAAGTCCCCGTTCCAGGGGTGGCGGCAGTGGTTACAACGCCGGCGGCCCTGAAATTAAGCTTGGTTCCGTAAGCCAGCCACAGCGATGCGATAGTCGGCCGAACCTGCCCGGCGGTCGCATTCGCCAGCATGGAAGCTGCGGTGCCGGCGGTAAGCGAAGGGCCGGCGGCACGAAGTGTGAATAGGGTATACGGTGAATTTGCCATGGTACTTTACGCCTTCTGAAGACTGATTGCCCCGATCGCTAAGGATGGCGTGATGCCATTCGATACGATCAGCGGCGACTGCTTATAGATATAGCCGCTGCCCGTGGTGCTGGTGTTCACCGGATTGCCGTTCGCCGTCGTGGTCGACAGCGTGGACGTCTGTCCGCCCGGCGCCGTGCCGATAAAATAAACCGTCCCTTCGGTCAAGCCCGTTGGCAGGCCTTCGGATCCCGGGCCTTGATAGACCGATACGCGATCGTTGACCGTCGGCGTATAGCCGTAATGCGTTAAGACCCCAGGCGATGCGCTGGTGCAGCCGAATGGCACAGCAGGCCCAGCGGTGGGTCCAAGCGGGCCGAAATAATTTAAGGTGCCGGCGCCGCTCAAGGAAAGCCCAAGGCCCCAATGCGTCAGCGTGTCGCCCGTGGCGCCGCAGGCCGGGAAGGTGATCACCGCCGCATTGGTCACGACCGTGAATGTGGTGCCCGATCCCGTCGTCACCGTCCAGCCGGCGGTGGTTCGAACCACCGCCTGGCGCGCGTAATTCGTGTAAGCCGTTTCCGATGTGGTCTGCGATCCGCCGTTCCCGGGATCCGCATTGTGCAAGCTGACGTAGATATTGGTCGCCGGCGCCGCCGAATTCTGCGCGATCGTATTCCAAGTGCCGGTGAAGACGTTGCAGAAAAATGCGTTGAATTCCGCAGCAGCTTCAGCCCAGGTAAGGATGGCCATTGTCGATGCGCTCCTAAGCGGCGGGTGGGAATTCTTCGTCCACGTTGATCGGAACGATGTCGAGTGTAGTCGAGAAATCCTGCGCCGTCACGGTCACCGGATTGTATTGAATCGCTGCGGTTACCGTCCAGCGCTGCAGATACTGATTCTCGGCGCTGATCAGCGGCACCATGATCGGATCATCTGCATAGAAGGGCGCGCAGACGGGCGCCAAAATTTCGAAGGAATAATCGTCGCGGAAAAGCGTGCTGACCATCGTGGCCCAGCTATTCGATTGCGGACCGTAAAAATCAAACTGCAGATCCATGCGCGTCGCCTGCTCTGAGCTCGTCGTGCCCGGCAGCAGCGGATAGCCATCCGTGTCGGTGTCGACGTTGGTGTCTAAGCGCGCGGTTCCGATCGTGGTGATCGCAATGAAAGGCGCATTCGGCATCGGCACGCGATTGCCCAGGCCGATGATCACCTGCGGCGGTGGATTGCCGCCGACGATCCCCTGCAGCAGCGCGCGCAGCGCCGTATAAACATCGTTTCGCTTCGGGCTTACCGTCGCGGTCATTGGATCACGATCGCATCGATCTGCTGCGTGGCGATCACTTTGCTCCAGCCAGGATTCCAGGTTTCGAGCACTTCGGTGACCAGCCAATTGGTGATTGGCGCGCCTGGATATTCGGGGAATTGCAGCAGATCGCCGCCCTTCACGGCCACGCGCTCGACGCCCTGCGTGTCGCCGAAAAGATAAACTGCGCGCAAAACGCCCTGCAGATTCAAGAATTCGGCGTGCCTTAAGTCCCCGCCGGCCAGGGCCTGGACCTGCAGGCTGATCGATTGCGCCTGCAGATATTTTGGGCGCCGATAGCCGTCCAGCTTCGTGTCATATCCGGCGCTGCGCAGGATCAGCCCCTGGATGTCCGGATTGATCGCGTTCACCGGGCCGCGAACGACGCCATGCAGATTCATTTTTTCTTCCACCATTTGCCGGTGCGCGGCGTGAAGCTGATGTCCAGCGAGCAATCGCCGAAGCTCATGTGCAGCTTATACGCGCAGCGGCCGTGCGGCTTGGGACTAAAATCCCTATCGTGGGGCTTCTGATCGAAGGCAAACTGTTTCATCAGCTGATCGATAATCGCCCGCGGCGTCCCGGCCTCATCGACCCAGGGAACTGCGATCAGATCGAAATCGGTGCCAACGGATCCATGCACGGCCAGCGCGTAGCCATGCTCGCGGAAGACTTTGCACAGCTTCGTGTATAGGCCGGCCGCATAGAAGGGACCGTTATTCGGATCCTTCATGTCGATTTCACCTCGAAGCCGACCGACTGGATCATCACCAGCGAATCCTGCAGCGCTTGCGCCCGCGCGCCGGCCGCCCCCTGCTCGCCGGCGGCCACGCGCCTGGAAGCTTCGCCGACCGTGCGGCGCGTAATCACCAGCGAGGGATCATCATCCGCCATCCGCCGCAGCATCAGCGTCACCGGCGATGGCGCCGCGAAATCGCCGCCGCGGATCGAATCCTGAAGCTCGCGCTGCATCTTGCCGCCCATAAGCGCCAAGGCTTTCGCACTATCGAAGCCCATCAGCTTCAGCGCTTTGGCCAGCTGCGCGGGCCATGCGGCAGAATTCGCGGCGATCATCTGGCGGAAGAAGGGCCGCGGCGGCGAATGCACCGTGCCGAATTCATCCCAGAAGGCGACCTGCGCGACTGGCAAGCCGCCCTGGCGCGGCTTATGGACCGTGGCCTGATATTTGGCGGAAGATAAAAACCCGACGTTTACGTGATTGGCGCGGTTCAGCTTGCTGCCGATCGACTGCAGGACTCGAGTGATTTTGTCGCCGCCTTTAACAGCCACATCCGCCGCCCCCATTGTTGAAGCCGCCCCAAGGATAGCTGGTGTCGCAGGGATTGGGCGGAGGCGCATGATAGCGTGCAACGCGATAGCGGGCGGTCGCCTGCCAGTAGGTCGCCCCGAATTGCGTCTGGATGTAGTAGGCCTGCGAGGGGCTGCCCTTGCCATCCCAGGCAGCGCTCATGGAAACGCTGCCCTCGGTGCCATCCGATACGCGCCCGACCACGCCGGTGGCGGCCTGGGCGCCGATGCCATTCAGCAGCTGCGTGATATGCGCGGTCAGCAGATACAGTAGCACCTGGCGGGTGGGCGCATCCTGCACGCGGCTGCCGCAGCTATTGTCCAGCTGCGTCGTGGCCAGCACGAAATTGGTGGCAAGGAATGGCGCCTGCGCCGTGAAAATCGGATAGATGCCTAAGAATTCCGTCTGATTGAATTGGACGGTTCCTGGCGTGATCGTATTTTCGACGCAGGCGACGACGGTCATTTCAAGCGACGCCTAGCAGCTTCAAGCGATCCGGATCAGCGGTGGCGCCAGCGGGAATGCGCTTGTCGCCCTTCGGCTCCAGCGGCTCTAAGCCGGTGGGCACATCCTTGCGCTCCTTCGCCGCGGCCTTCGCATCCTTGGCGCTTTCTTCCATGAAGACGCTACCGTTTTTCACGAACGGCATGTCTTTGTTTTTCTTCATCCAGGCTTCCCAGAAATCGGCATCGACGTCCGTGAAAGCAAAGCGCGCGATCAGCGGATTCTCGCCCTTGGCGGTCAGCGTCGAATTCGATCCCTTTAAAAATACGCGCTTGCCCATTGGCGCTGGGAACATGCCTGGGCCGGCCTCGAGTATTTCCAGAATCAGCCCATTGGGCAGCTTGCATCCGATCCGAACGGTATTGGCCATCGATATTCTCCTAGAAAGGCGGGACGTAGGTATTGATCTGCACGCGCCCATTCGGGCCGCATGCCCCGAGTGTAGTCCAGGCCGTGGGCAGGTATCCAGCGCCGGTCACGCCGGTCCACGCGGATCCATCGGCGACGCTGGCGAAGACCTGCTGCCCAACTTGCGTGCCGCCTAAGAATTGCATGATGAAGCGGCCCTGGATCAGCAGCGTGCACGGCATGCCTTGGCGCAGGATCAGCGTCGGCGGAATTCCCGAAGGCGGCAGCGGCGGGGATCCTGGCGGAACGAAGTTGCTCCACTGCGCCAGATTCCAGCCATTGCGCCCATAGCGCAGCGGCTGCGGCAGAACGATCCCCATTTCCTGGCCTGGGGAATAGGCGTTTGAGACCAAGCCGGTATTCGGATCCGCGAAGCCAAAGCGATTGAAGGATACGCCGGCGGGGCCTGCGCACCAGGCGCCGGCGAAAGCGGGCAGCGTTGAATATGGGGCGCTGTGCCCGATCATTTTAAATCGTGACCGGAACCCCAGTCGCCGATGCCACTGTGCCGATCTGAGTCCAGACGCCGGTATTCAGCATGATGAAAACCAGCAGCGTATCGGTCGTCAAGAATTTGCTGCCGGGCGGTGCTGTCGGCGGCTTTGTATCAGCCGCCAGGCCCATGAACACCTGGCTAAGCTGCGGCTGATACGAACTGACCGCCATTTATCCCAGCATCGAGGAAACGAGGAAGGGCCGATAGATGATCGTGCCGTATCCGCCGCTGGATCGCTTCTGCTTCCAGCTGCTGGTGTCGGCAATCATCATGTGCGCCATCAGCTTGGATGAGAACGCGCATTCCATCGTGCGCTGGCCTTCCACATTTTCGCAGATCAGCTGCACCAGCTGCCCTGAAGGCGTGGCGTATTGCACGGCCGTTTCGATGCGCATGTTCGGAAAATTCTGCTTCAGCAGCACTTCGACGGAATTGGTGTTGTACAGCGTGATGAATTTCAGCGTGATCGCCTGCTGCGGCGACATCGCTAGCACCATCGGCGCGTCTTCCTTCACCACGCCATTGCTTTGGCCTTGCAGCTGGATGAATAGCCGCACCACGTCCTGATAGATCGTGTTCGCCGTCGCGCTGGGATTGGTCAGCCAGCTGAAGATCGGCGTCAGGCTGGGATAAAGGTTCGGATCATTCAGCAGGCCATAGTTCTGCAGGCCCCCGACGCCGAAGAAGTACATGAAATTTAAGGCCTTCATCAGCGTCAGCGCATTCGCCTGCTGCTGCTGCGACGCCCAGTCCAGCTTCGCCAAGCCGTACATCCCGAGCTCGCGCTGGCCGTACTGCAGGAAGGCCTGGAAAAGATAATTCTGCCGCTGCGGGAAATTCGCGTTGACGCTTGATCCGCCATTGCCGCTGAAATCGCCATAGCTCGAGGTTTCGCCGGTCGCTTCCACCGTCAGGAACATCGCGGTTTCATTCAGCCAGTCGCCCTTGCCGGCTTCGCCCGCGATCACCGCCGCCATAAGCGGCGACACCAGAATCTCGATCACCTTCGGATCCAGATAATTGGCCAGGAACCAGGGGATGCCGGCATTTGAAACGGTGACCAGCTGCGGCTGCACGTCGCACGCCATATTGAAATCGTAGGTCGGCAATCCGGGCTGCTTCCATTCCTGCGGCCCCAGCATTTCGTCGAACTGGATGCCCTTGCGCGTGCGCAGTTCGCTAAGCAGCTGGCTGCCGGCGCCGGCGCGGATGGCTGCGTCGAACGCTTTGCTATCGAAGGCTACGGTTTTCATGGTCAAAAATTCCCTAAGTAGTCGAAGCGTTACAGCGCGAGGTCTGAAATCTTGCCCAATTGCCCAGCAGTGCCCGTGATCGTGGTCGACGTCACCGCCGGCCCCGCATAATTCGTCTGGTAGGTTCCCGCGCCGCCGACGGTGCCCGATAGCTGGTAGAGGATCTGCGCATTCGCGGTCGCGCCCAGCGTGCCGCCGGTGATGAATTGGCCCGCGGCGAAGACGCCCTGAGTCACGGTGCCGACGGTAAGGATGCCGCCCACTGCGGGAGCCACGGCCGCGGCAACCGATGAGCCGGTGGCGATTGCGCCCACCAGAATGGGGGTCGCGACCAGCCATTGCGTGGCCTGGATGCCCCAGAAATTCACGAGCTCGGATCCTACCGTCGGGAATGCCGTGCCGTTCACATTCGTCAGCTGATACGTGCCGGTGCTGCCCGCCGTGCCGGTCAGCTGCGAAGAGACGTAGCAGCCGTCAGGAATGCCGGCGCCGGTAACCACCATGCCGACCGTGATCGTGCCAGTGAGCGTCGCGCCAACCGTCAGCACGCCGGTCGTGGCCAGCGATGAGGCGGTGGAATTGGCATTCAGCGTTCCGCCCGCTGCCGCCGCGCTCAGCAATCCGGTCAAGGGATTTGCATAGACGGTCTGGCCGACCGTGCCGCCGCCCGTGAATACGCCCCAGAAATCGCCTTCCGCAAACAGCGTAACGCGCAGGCCGCCCGGGATCGTCATCGTGGCGAATCCCAAGAACGGCGTGATCAGCGCATTGCCTTCGCGATGCACGAAGCCCAGCGCCGAATTGGCCACGTAGTAATTGCCGGCCAAGCCCGTGGCAGGATTCCCCCAGGCCATTGCGCCGACCGTGGTGCCAGCCGGCGGGGTCACGTATCCGAAGGGGTTGCCCAGGACGCTGGCGCGGGGATTGACGCTGGCGAAATCGCCGGCGACGGCCAGCGGCAGTTCGTTGTTGACGAAGGTTTGGAAACCGGGATTGTTGGGCATGGTCGTTTGCGCCTATGGAAAAAGTAAGGTTTTACGCGGCTTTCCAAATCTGATCGACGCTGAAGGCCTGCGCATCGAACGCCGGCTGCTGCGCGGGCGCCGCTTTGCGCGTCTTGGCCACATCGAATAGCGTGGCGAAGGCCGCCGGCGGCACGCCCTCGGTCTTGATGCCCATCTGCTTTAAGGCGAAGGCGTAGATTTCCTCCGCCGAATCCATCGCTACCACGCCCACGACTGATCGGACCGCCTCGCGCGCGATATTTGCGACGCGGGTCTCCGCGGCGATCTGCTCGCGCTGGGCTTTCAGGATCGCCGGCAGTTCATCCTTGCTGATCATGGAATCCTTCAGGCCCTCGAAATCCTTGCGGTGATCGACTTCGCCGTCCTTCGCCGCCTTATCCTTGCCGGGCTTTTTGTCGCCGGCCTTTTTCTTTTTTTCTTCCTCTTCCTCGAACGCGTCGCGCGCGGCCTGCTTGCCGGTCTCGTCCATCGTGTTCCAGTCTTCGGCCGTTTCTCCATAGAAATCATGCGCGGCGTCTTCCGCCTTCTGCTTCTCCGCGTCCTCGGCTTCCTTGGCCTCATCGAACATGGTCTGCAGCGCGGTGTCAAAGACTGCAATGTCTGCATCGTCTTTGAGGAATTTTGCGAGGGCGGGGAACTTGCTTGGCATGGGGATACCCTTCGGTGCTTGATCTGCAATCGTTGAATCCGGTCCGACTCGCCCTTCGCTGACCAGCGCGACATGGTTGCATGCCAGCTGCGTCATGCGGCCATCATAGCGCCTTCCGTCCCGCGCTACACCTGGCACCATAATTGCCGTGAAGTAGTAGCCGGCTGAAATTTGCTCTTGCTCGCCGCTCTCGATCAAATCTATACCTTTTCGATCCCACACCGCAAGCGATCCATATAGATTCGGATACTCGAAGCTGATGTCACTCACGGTGCCGACCCACAGATCCTTCTTCGGCGCTTCGGCGGAAATCGCAATGTGCTTTTCCAAAAGCGGAACGTTGTGATAGCTGGGCGCCGCTTTTTGAAGCTCATCGGGATCGCGATACAGCTGATAGATTTTATCGGCGTCTAGTCCCAATTCCTGGTAATTGCTGATCTCGCGGCCATAGTAGGGGCAGACGTTCGCGATCGAAATGACCGTCTTCTCGACGTGCAATCTGCCGTCGACGTCGAAGCTGCGCATCGATCGATCAAAAGCCGGCAACGACAGCTGCATCATGCAGCGGAGGATACAGCGCGGCGCTTCGCTTGCGCAATTTCCTGATCATTGAATCCAGGGATAATCGGCCGCGATGAACAGCGGCAATTGATTTCCACGCCAGGCCAGGTCCAAACGCCATCAAGGAAAGCGCCTTTTTTTAGGTCATAAATCTTCCCATCGAAGGCTAGATGCGAAGGCCGCGGCTCGCGCACCGCATGGCTGTGCTGCCAAAGGGCCTGCGTGATCCCAAGCTCGCGGTGCTGGATATTTTCCATCAGCGATCGCGCTTTGGCGTTCTGATCGCGGCTGATCAGCGCCGCGCGCCGCAAGGTCATCCGATAGCGCTTGCGCAAGGATTTATTCAGCGCGTCTAAATCGCTGCCTTTCATCACCGATTCCCAGACATCGTTGCGGATGCCGTTGTAATAGGCCTGCGGCAGATTGCGAATCAGCCCGACATTCTGCGCGATGGTCGCCTTGTAAGCCTCTTTCGCGGCCTTCGTGGGCTGGAATTTCACGGTAAAGCCAGCGGCGCGGAAGATCGCGGCATTGGAATTGGCGACGTGCCGTTGCGATTTATCGGCAAATTTGCGCGCGATTTCGGTCGACATCGCGTCGAATTTGCTGATCCACTGGCTGCCCCACTTGGACATGGTGCGCTTCAGCTTCACGGGGCTGCTCGCGTCCTGGGCCAGTCCAAAGCCTGGCGTATTCGCCTTCCAGGCCGCAGCAATATGCAGCTGCATGCTGCTAGCCATTGACTCGAGCAAGCAGCGCAGCTGATCGTAATACCAGGCTTGAATCGCGGCGCTGATGGGGATGGCGCGCACCGCCTGGCGCTTCGGCGCGACGATTTTCATGTGATCGATCCGCCGTAGGTGTCATCGAATTTCGCCCGCGCGCGGCTGATTGCCATCGCCAGGCAGCCGTGGGATACGCCAAGCTCGCTGGCCTTTGATTTGTAATTGCCGATCCGCTTCAATTCCTTCCACCAGCGATAAATCGCTTTATATTCCGCTTCGGTCCATCGTCGCTGTTTGGCCATGCGCGGATCATTCTAGCGGCGGCGCAATAGCTTGCAGGATTAAATTCGCTGCGCCGACCGGCGGTAGAGCTTCTGCCCGTGGGGCTTGCAGCCACAAACAGAAGGTTGCCGCCGGCGCCCCCTAGCGGGGCCTGGGCTTCGCGGTGGTGTGTGAAAGCAAGAATACGCCGCTCATTTTCGCCGCACAAGCGCGCCGCGAAAGAAGCGCAGCCCTTTCGTCATCTGCGAATGCTGCGGCGGGGCTTTAGGCTTTGATGGGGCAGGGGCTGCCGCGTCCATAATCTGGCGCGGCGATTCCTTCCTAGTCTTCGTCGCCATCCCCGCCCTGCGTTTCTTGATCTGTCGGGTCTTCTGGCGGATCCGGTACGTCTTCGACCACCAGGTTGTTGTAGCCGGAATTAGGATCATCAGCGAGGCGCTGCCGTTCTTCTTCAGGCGCAATAACACCATTTTGAATGAGGGTGGCCGCAAGTTCTGCATCCCCCTTGCGTACCCTGCCCAAGGCTTCGCCGTCAAGTTCGCGCAGCGGCGTAAATTCGATGCCGATCGCGGGATCGATTTCCCCGAAGCGATTCAGCTGCAGGATCTGCAGAACCGTGCGCGCATTGGCGCCGTATTGGATTTCCTGCCGCGCGTGGATATGGTCATAGAAGACGATGATTTCCTCTTCGCTGCTGGCATTCAATCCGGAAGGCGTGATGCCGAAGGCCTTCACCAGCGGCAGGCGCGATACCGCGCTCATATGCTCCTGCGCCTGGGCCTGCAGCGCATCCAATGTGCCCAAGGGCACCGCGATTTGCGTCAGTTCTTCGCTGTCCTTATTCAGCGTCATTAGGCCTTTGTTATCGCGATTCTTGATGAACATTTCGACGCGCGCAAATAGATCCTTGCCGCCTTCGTCCGCTGCCAGCAGCGCCTGCATATCGGTGGAAAGCGCGATGATCGAAAAATTATGGATCAGATCCGCGACCGAATTCTTCGTTCGCAGCCATTGATTTACATAGCCTTCCATCATCTGGGAAAGCGATATGCCGCCGAAGTTGTAGCTGGGCTTTAAGAGATCCGGAACTTCGCGCGAAACGAAATTGATCAGCCGGCTGGAATGCGTCGGCTTGCCCAGCACATACCACATGGTCGGGCGATAGAAATCATCCGCCGTCGGATCGACCGCGTTCCAAACATTGGGCGTCACCCACATCGCTTCGATGACTTTGAAGCCCATCAGGCTGCCGCGCGGAATCGTTTTGCTGTCCAAGATCAGCGGCGTATCGCGCGCCGCTTCATCATTCTTCAGGCGCACGAAAAGCTTCGCCATGCCAAAGTAGCCGTCAAGCTCGGTTGCGCGCCGGAATTTGTCCTGAATCCCGAAATCGGTCATATCCTGCTCAAGCAGCTTGATCTTTTCCGCCAGCTGCTTATCGCCCGATGTCCCCGTGAATTTCAGCCAATTGCGCGTCATTTCTTCCGCGATGGTTTCTACGGGTGAGCGGTATTCGGCGCGCTGCGCGAGCTCAGCGAGATAGGGGTAGCCCGGGAAATAAAGGCCGCAGCCGATGCCGCCCGCCATCGCATTGGACCAGCCGAAAGCGGAATTGGCCCCATCGTCCATGGCCATCTTGGCGCCTTTGGGCAAAACGCCTGGGGGCAAGCGCGGCAATTCCAAGCGCCGGCGCTGCGGCTCAATCGGGCGCTGGCCGGCGCGCATCAGCGCGCTATCGCTTATGGTCATCGCCTTTTTTTTAGCCGGCGCGCGCTTCACTTGCGGATCATGGCCTTGCGATCCCGGCCGCTGATATGCTTGCCAGATGCCAGCAGATCGGCATCCGCCTGAAGCTTCGCATCGATGCCCTTGAAAGTGCCCTTATTCTGGCCGGCGTATAGCACTTCCTCGCCTTTCTTCGCGCCGTACTCTTTCTGCAGCGCGGCTTTGATTTCCTGGCCCTTGGGCGTCAGTGGCATTTTTACGTGACCTCTTCAGCAGCCTGCAGCGCCGCCGCGGTGATCCTCATGACCGCTTTGCGCGGCGCGAAGCACATCATAACCGCGTCGGCCAGATTGGGCGACGCCATTCCTTCGGGCGCTTTATCGATCAGGATCTTGCCGGCCGTATTGATCGAATAGACCGGCTGCGACAACTCGAGCAGCAGCCGCGAAATCTCTGGGAATCCCGACGCGATGCTGATCACCATGCTGCGATCGAAGGATAGGCCCTGCGATGCCCGCCAGGTCTGCTGGAACATAAAGCGCAGATGCCACCAGCTTTGGGCTTTCAGATTGGCAAAGAAATCCTGATTTTTGCGCCCGGGCACCATCTGCTTTTCGGGCTGCAGGACTTCGCCGGATCCGCGAAAGGATTCTACGGCAATGGCGCGCAGGCCATCAGCTTTGCGCCGGGCATTGATGATTCGCGCATCGCCGCTGATGCCGGCGCCTAAGCCATCGTTATCGAAATTGAAGCTGGCCAGCGATAGCTCATCGCAAAGCATGAAGGCCTTTTCAGCGGTCGCGAAAATATCGGAATTCTTGCCCGTCCAGGACTTCGCGCCTTCAAGGCAATTGCCATAGCGCCAGGCGAAAGCATTCTTGTCGATGCCGGTATCGGCGACATCCAGGCTGCCCTGGCGCTTGCCGCTGGGCGCGATTTTTAGGCGGATATGCGCATCGACAGAAGCCGTCACCCAAATCGATGGGATTACGATGCCTTCGATAGATGCTGAGAAATTTCGATCGATTTCCTGCGCCAGCGTGATCGGATCTAATTCTTCTGCCTTTTTGTCATACCACGCTTGATCCTTGCGCGGATCATCCTGCCAGGCGAAATCAAAGCGCTCGATCTTGCCGCCCATCGCTTTTTCGGCGAAGGAATTGGCGGTGCCGGCCACGCTGCTCATATCGATGCGGCAATCGGTGGTGGAAGCCAGCGAGGCATCGACCAGCGCGGGGCGCTCAATATGCGCGGCCTCATCGACGAAATAGATCGCCTTGCGTCCGCCGCGGCCAATCGAATCGCCGGCTTCGCCGGTGATCGAAGATACGGTGTCAGGAAATAGCATGCGCATATAAGGCGCGTGCGCATCGATAGCCCAGCTGCCGCGGAATTGCAGCGGCAGATACTGCATGAATTGCCGCGCTTTATAGAAAAGCGAATCGGGATCGCCGGTGCGATCCAGCTTGATTTCCTTGGCGGACCCCACGCCAATCATCATGTTTTTATGAAAGATGCAAAGGCTGCAGCTGACCGCCATGGCGATCCAGGATGCGCCGACGTCGCGGGACTTGACCACAATCCCGGGCGCGCCGGTGCGCCATTTGCGCACGATGAATTCGACCAGATCGATCTGCTTGGGGAAAAGCACGAACGGCATGAAGGGGCTGCGGCCTTTAGCGGCGACGCGCGGATCCATGGTCATGCCGAAATCGCTGATGAATTCCGCGATATGCGCGGCGTAATAGGCCTTCAGCGCTTCGATCTTGGCCGCGCTAGCCGCATTGATCCGCGCCTGGCGCTCGCAGCGCTCGCGCATCACCGCCGCATAATCTGGATTTTTGAAATCAATTGACATCGAAGATCAGTTGGCCGATCAGAAAATCGCCGCTGGCCATGAGGGCGGTGCAAACCACCTCATAGGTCTGCCCAGGCGTCGCGGCGCTGGCATTGATTGCCACGGGCGTGACCTGGCCTGCAACGGCATATGGGCTGGCAGTGATTCCTGCCGGCGCGGAATATGTCGCGCTGACCACGGTGGTCTGCAGGCTGGTGTTATCGATCGCTTCGGCGGTCCAGACCACGCTGCCGTCCACAACGAGTTGCCCTACTTCTTCGGGCCAGATCGGCGGATAGTTCCCCGTTTGCCCGGCGGTGGTGCAGATGTACTGCAGGCCCGTCCAGGGGAAGGGGCGGATTACGTAATTCAGCGCCGCCGAATATCCCGGCTGCCATAGGAAGCAGATCCAATAGGTCCAATCTATGCCGAAGACCGATTCGGTTCCCGCCCCGATTTGAAATTGCCCCTGCGGAAATGGGCCGGGCTGATAAATGCCAGGGATCTGGTGCGCGAGAAGAATTGGCATAGTCAGCACCGGCAGCGTGAAAAGCGAAGCGGACATCGAAGCGATCGCGCGGCCTAGGCTAGCGAATGCGCCTTGCGTCTGCAATGCGGCGGCGCCGCTGGATAGCCCTGCGGCAAGCGTCTGGAATCCCGCGCCCGTTCGCATCGCGAAGCTCCCGCTGGCCAATCCTGAAGCAGCAGCCAGCAAAGGCTTCGGCGTGGTCAAGAATGGCTGGCTGCTGGCGATTGCATTCGGCGCGCTGATCGCAGCGATCTTGGTTGATAGATTGATCGCAGCGCTGGCAATATCGCCGGCGCTCGCAGCCAGGGTTGCCGCTACGGTGTTCGTCAACGTCGGCGTGCCCGATGCAATGCCTGCGGCCTGGGCGGCAAGCTGGATGTGCGTGGATAGCGCCGGCCCGGCAGATGCCAATCCTGCAGCCAGCGTCGCGGCTTGAACCGCCGTTTGCATCGCGATCGTCGCCCGCGCCAATCCCGCGGCGGCATCAGCCAGCGCCACGCCCGTGGTCAATGCCGCGCTGATCGATGCTAAGGCCGCCGCATGATCGGCAAGCGCCACGCCCGCGGTCAGCGCAGCAGCGCCGGATGCAATGCCGCCTGCGGCGCCGGAAAGCTTGATCGTCGAAGACAGGGAAGCCGCGAAGTTGGCAAGATCCGAAGCGGCGGCGGCCAGCGGCCTTAAGTTTCCCGAAAGCGTCGCGGTCAAGCTTGCATAGCCGATGGCGTAGCCGACTTCCCCTGGCGAAATAGTGTAAAGCGCGGACTGCCAGCCGGCGGATGGATCATAAAAGCCAATCAGCGCGCTGAAATTATTCGACGTGGCGGTGATCGATCCATCGGATGCGATCGACATATTGGCAGGATCGTAATAGACGACCGTGCCGACCTTGGGCGTGGCGATCGTCCAAAGGTATCCATCAAGCGCGCCGCCCAGGCCCTGATAAAGCGGCGCAGTCAGCGTGATGCTAGCCCAGTTCAGAAGATTCGAAGGCTGCGCGCTGGCGATCGCGCCCATGCGCGAAGAAAGCCACGCCAGATCCGTCCACGTCGCCTTCGCCGCCATCTGCGCAGCCCAGGGCGCGCCAATCTGGGCGCCCAGCGAAGCTTGGCCGGCAGCAGCAGATGCGAGAACAGCGGCCGGGCCGCCGCCGCTGGGCGTGTAAAGGATCACGATGATTCCCTGCGCGCCTTTTCCGAACGTAGTCAATCCGCCGTCGCCAGATCCAGCGCCGCCGCCGCCATAAAGACCGCCATTGCCCGGCTGGCTGGGCGCGACCTGGCCGCTGCCGCCGCCGCCAGATCCAGGGCCGGCGGTCGATGAATCTGATGTCTGCGTCCAAAGCGCTTCTGATCCGCCATTGCCGCCAGCGGTGCTTGCGCCGCTATTTAAGCCGCCGCCGCCTGCGGCGGTCGTTCCATTGCCGCCATTAGGCGTGCCAGAAGTGCCGCCCGTCCCATTGCCAGCGCCGCCAATCGTGCCGCCAGGCGCGCCGTTCGGGCTGGACGCGGTGCCGCCATTCGTACCCCCATCCGCTGCGCCGCCGCCGCCGCCGCCATTCGCGCTTGCGCCCCCATTATTTCCGCCTTGGCCGCCTGGACCATTTGGGCCGCCTGCGCCGCCGCCGCCGCCGCCGCCGCCAGATACGCCTTTATTCAGCGATCCATTGCCACCGCTCTGCGCCGTGCCATTGCAGATGCAGGCGCTGGCCTGGCCGCCCTGCGCGGCTTGCCCAGCTGTGGTTCCTGCGCCTGCGCCAGCTTTCGCGCCGACCAGCGATGTGGCAAAACTGCTTCCGCCTATCCATGTATCCTGGCCTGCAGCCCCTGCGGTTTGCCCGCCGTTGCCGACGAATAGATTCGCGCCATTCAGCAGCGTGACATTCGTCGATGGCGCGAATGCAGCCGCAGCGCCGCCCGGGCCTTCGCCAGGCTCGTTATTCGATTCTTGCCCCGCGCCGCCGCCGCCAATGCAATAGATCGCATCGGCAACATTTGATGCAGGCCAATCGCCAGGGGCTACGAAAGTGCCTGCGCCCAGCGCGGTGATGAAAATTGTTTTCTGCGTCAATCAAGAACTCCGCCGACCATGCTGCCGATGTAGGTCAAGCCGGAAGGAAGATTGCCCCATGCGCCCATATCGCAGGCGGCGCCGCCGCTGCCCGTGCCGTTCGTATATCCAGAATTTTGGCCGGTCGATCCGGCATTCAGCTGATAAAACTGTGCGTGCGTGCCGATGTTTGTAAAGGTAGCAGTGCCTACTATGCTATTCGCCTCCGCGCCGCTGATGCCGCCATTAGCCGCAATGCCGGCGCCGAAAGCGCTTGGCGTTGAATAGGTCGCAAGTACGCTGGCAACGTTCGCATTGGTTCGCAGTGCGAAGGTCGCGGCCGCCATGTACATGTTGTAGTTGAAAAGGCCAGGAAACGCCGGATTGGTCAGCACTGTCTTGTAGCCCGAAGTGTCGCCGCTGCCCTGGATCAAATTATTGAAGACGCTTAAGCCGCCATTTGCGGCAGCGAGCCCGGCCAGCCAAAGCGCCGGGTATCGGCTGCCGCCTGAAAGGATGATCGTATTGTTATTGCAGACGATCGGCGTGGTGTATCCGTCTGCATCCGTCTGCGTCATGCGCCCGATCCCGGAGGTCGCAGCGATCAGAAGAACGTTATTTCTAAAATAGGTAGTCCCAGTCAGGCCGGAAGTGGGCTGCCCGCTGAAGTCGAATACTGCCGATGAAACGGCCGGCGTTGAATACATCGACATGTCGATGTAATTGCCCTGGATAGTTGATTGCTCTTGAGTGGTGTATTTTCCCCAGATGTCGCCGGAATTCACTATGGTGTTGTTCTGGATGATGTTGCCGGAACTGTAGGTCGATCCTGAATTCGGTCCCCAAAGGATCACGGCGCTCAAATGATCGTTGCTGTTTGGCCCTGAGGCCCCGTAATTGTCGTGAAAATAATTGTTCTGCACGATGGCGCCGATAGTCCCGTCGATCCAAACGCCGGCCATATTATCGGTGCTTAAGCCTTCGCCGTTGTTGCCCGTGAAAACGCAATTTTGAATCAGCGCGCCAGGAATGCCGACTGCGCCTTCGCCAGCTGATCCGCCGCCGACGCGAATTGCTTTGTAAGTGCATCCCGTGAAGATCAGCCCGTCTACAGTGATATAGCCTGAATGCGTGCAGCTGACGCCAGGCATGTGCGCCATTAATGATCCGTTGATCGGATAGTTGAAGCCGCCCCCGTATCCGCCGCCGTTGATCTTTCCATTCAACATGGCTGTGCGCGGCGCATAAGCACCGCTGGAATTGCAGCTGATGTAGCACGTCGGGCTTCCCGAAAGTCCGCCGTCGATTTGCATCGCGCCCGGGTAGCCGCCGCTGCTATTCGCAAAATACGTCGAGTAGTCAAAGAAGCCGGGCAGGAAGCCGATGACTTGCGCGTGCGTCAAAGCGAAATTTGCCAGATTGTTTGCGTTGATCGATTTATTAATCAAGCTGGTCGGTGCCCAGGGCGCAGTCAGCGTACCGGCATTCGAATCCGATCCGGTTGGTGATACGTAGAAGGCAATCGGACGCGAGCCGTAAAGTTGAATGCCGATACCGTAGAGGCCGCTTGCGACCGCGCTGGTCTCGTAGCCAGAAGCCGTTGCAATCGCATTGATCGTTTCCGTCGCGCTGACTGTGATCGGCCCCGTGTAAAGCGTGCTGGATGTGGTCGGCGTTGATCCATCGGTGGTGTAGTATATATTCGCGCCGCTGGAAGGCAGCGAGCAGCTTAGCGTCACAGATTGCGCGGTCGAATAGCTGCCAGGCCCTGGGGAAAAGCTAGGCGCTGCTGCAATCAAAATCGTATAGGCCGCAGATCCAACCGCGCTTTGCGTAAAGCCGGAAGCGATGGCGATCGCATTGATCGTTTGCG